ATTCATTGTATAGGTCAGACGTTTTCAGACCCGTTCAAATATTAGAAACCAAGCAGCAGGGTTTTTATATGGGACAACCAAGCACTATGCGACCTTCACAGCAATCTAACATACTAATCGCTAATGATAAAACAGGCATTAATTATACCCCACTTATGCGAAACGATATGTTTGGAATGGATATGACGCAAAAATCTAATATAGACACATTTAAACAACCTATCCGAGGGTTAATTAATAGACAAAAAAAAATGTTTAAATTTAGCGAATAACTTTATTGTTTGCCTTTAAACGTTTCCAAATCAATCACCTCATCTAAATTCTTTCTAATGCGTTTATTAGGCTCCGCGTGATTATTAATATAAAGAAAATCATAACGTCCATCGGTGCAGTATTCGATTACCTTTTGAAATTGTTTTTTTTGTAATCCTGCTGGTGTAATCTCATCCAAGAGCACTTCGACTTCTGATTGAGTTGCGGGGAATACAATAGTCGCGTTCGAATTGATACGTAAAGCACGGGGCAACTTATTATAACTTTGCATGAGAACGATTATAGCAACTTGGTAATGTCTCAACAAACTAAACATTTTTAAAGCCTCTGGACTATTGAGGAAATCACGATTCGCTATCACATCGTCAAGAATAACCAATACGCGTGAGTTTTTAACAACCGATTCGATACCCTTTTTTTCGATTAATTTTTTGCGTGATTCTATTAAGTTATTCAAATCATCGGGGCTAAAATCATTCTTAAAGTTCTCGGGTGGTAATTTCAAGGCTTTATAGGAATCGTCATACTTACCCGCGGTTGGGCTAAAAACTATGGTGAAATGGAAGTAATCTTTTAATAAATGTTCATTGGTTAAAATGTTAATAAGACAATTAGTTTTACCAGAACCAGAACGTCCGCTAATCATCATACTAAATGGGAAACGGGGCATTATTCCATCTTTCATACAAGCCCTTAAAGGTGTTTTAGATTTTTGAGTATCAATTGATTTAATTTTATATTTATCATTTTCAGTCATTTTAATTTAATTTAGTTTGACTTGCTATATATATACAATAAAATTTAACTTTAAGAAAATGTCATATTCTATCAATGCTTTATTTAAAGACGCGGCAAAACAACAAATTGCTGATAAAGTAAAAAGTGAAACATTAAGCAATCCAGATATTCCTGAAATGCGAAGTTCAAATGCTATGAGTATTCCGTTATTCCGAGACCAGGCGCATAATGCCCTCAAATTGCGTAATTACCCGTCTAATGGAATGGCACTATTACCTAAGAACGATATTTACAAAGACCCAAGGCGCGACGCGTTTGCTATGGACGGCGCGATTAATCCAATAATTATCCGAAATCAAACAAATCCTATCAATGAAGCAATGCCACTATACAATGATAGCACTATTATGGGTGGCTCTGATAAATCAATGGAAGAAGAAAGCGACTCAATGAATCTCGTAAGGCAAGCGCGAGAAAGCTATTCTAATTATGTAAATCGCTTTGATATTAAACCAAAACCGAATACAGCATCAGCATCATCTGGAGCATATGGAACATCGTATAAACCCGATTTGGCGCCTAAAATTGGCTATGTGGCACCTGCTTATAACGCGAATTATGATAGAACTGGAGCAACTGAAGATATATTTACAAGAAGACCAGTTAATTATGGAGATGGTCAGGCAACGGTTGGAGGACGTGGAGTTCAAGGCTAAAGACTTCCGAGTGAAGAAAACCTTCGAGCATATTGAAGAAACGTTTTGAATTAATTATTTATTTTTTTTTATTTACACTTATATAATCTAAAACTCAAATTTAAGAAAACACACAATGACTTCTTATATGGAAACACAACGCTCTGACCAAGTATCGGATGTTAGCATGGAAGCGGCCAGTTCTGATTTACGAATTAATAACCTTGTGTATCAGCAACCCGCAGCCCTATCGTTAGCAGTTAATCGCAGTCTTAAAAGGCAATTTTTCCAGCGTTCTACTTATGCCGGTTCTAGAAGCACTACTATGATTTGCGACTGGAACAGTGGCACTTCAAGTATTAATCTTAGTAATTCATATTTAACCTTCAAAATCAAACTTACGGGAGGCGGTATATCTACTGCTAATTTCGCGTCTGGGTCTGCTTATAACGTAATTAATGAAATGCGCATTCAATCTCGCTCTGGAACTGAACTTGACAGGCTTCAGAATGCTAATTTATGGGGACGTAATGATTCGCTCTTCAATATGTCTAGCGAATGGCTTGGAACCGTTGGAAGTAATCAAGGTTTCGGTCCTACTCGAAATGGTGCCGCGGATGGGCCAAATACTAATACCATATTCGCAACCCGATTTGTTATTCCCCTTGCTCAATTAACTACATTTTTCAGGCCTATTGATGGACAAATATTACCTCCTCAAGTTGCTTCAGGCTTACATTTCGAGATTGTGCTTGAAGATTTCCGAACTGCATTTTTCCAGAAAGTTGCAGGTATTACTGGCTATGAAATTGAACAGATTTACTTCCAACTTGACTGTGTTGATCTGACTGATAATTGCCAGAAAACGATTTCAGACGTTTCGGCACGAAGTGGTCTCGAAATTACGTACCCCCGCATATTTACGTCGCAGTCTCAATTACCAATCGGACAACTCAGTTTATCGCAACAGGTTCGTAAAGCAGTATCCCAAGCATGCTATGTCACTACTATTACACTTTCTCAGGCAGACAAAATTGATATCACTAAAGACAGTTTAGCCAGTATTCCATTTAATTATACTAATTTCCAGTATCGATTAGGTTCGCTTTATTTTCCAAATCAGCAGATTACTTCTACAGATGTTCAGGATGTGGCTTGTGAGGCTTATACAATTACTCAGTCGGTTTATGATAAACTAAGGTTAATGTATGATAATGGAAGCGTTAGTTTTGCCGTATATCAGGCATCTCTTGCTGTTTTAAGCGCTTCATTTGAAAAGTCTCAGTTTCTCAGTATTTCTGGCCTTCCTGTTAATAACAGTAGGGTTCTTGAGTTAAATGCCGAATTTGCGGCCGTGGCAGAAAATCTCGAAGTATATTCGTTCTTACAATATACCTCTGTTGCTAGAACTTTCCTCGACAATACCGCGGTGGCTATCTAATTATCAAATGAATATGTGTTAAAGATAATGATACATACTTAATATATAAGAAATGACTCAATCAATCGGACATATCTATCAACTTTATAATGAAGAGCATCCTGAAGTAGTTTGCTATATAGGAAGCACATCTAAAACACTAAAAGATAGATTAAGGTCTCATAATAATACGGCAACTAATACAACTTGTAGAAACTATAACACGCCTATTTACGTTCATATGCGTGAGAATGGAAGGCATAACTTCAAGATATCTCTAATTGAAAGTATTGGATATACTAATAAAATTGATTTACATATGGCGGAACGAAGACATATAGAAAGACTTAATCCAACTTGTAATAGAGTTTTACCATCCGTATCCGTTGAAGAAAGAAATGAAAGGGTAAATAAATGGCACACTGAAAATGCTGTTAGAGTTAAAGAAATAAAACGAAATCACTATAACAAAGAAAAAGCCAGACTTACTCTTGAACGATTAAACTCACCAATTATTACGTGTGGTTGTGGAAAGTCAATCAAACAATTAAATGTAAGAGTTCATAATAAAACTAAGCATCATACAGATTGGGTTGAGGAAACTGAAAACGAATGAATATAGGTATTTACGCATTGGTCAATACATTCACTAAATTTGGTGAATAGGGTTAATTATTTTTTTTGCTGCGGAATTATCCGCTTTAAAATATAATTAAAAGTTAAAAAAAATGAATCACAATCTATTACGCGTTTCAAGTGATTTTCGGTCGTTGCCCACTATGAGCACAACTAATTTTGAAGTGCTATATGGAAACACCCAGTTAATTCAGGCTATTTCACGGATTGTATTCTTAAATTGTGATATTCCTAACGTATTCTATAATATTAATAATACAGGTTATAACTTTCAAAACATAGGCAATAATCGCTTTATTTATAGAAATAGCAGTGGGGGCGATATATCTGTTGTAATTCCATCAGGCCAATATACATTACAGCAAGTTTTAGATATCATAAATGCTGACATAATTGTTAACGGATTTTATACACCGGCCAATGGTATCATACTAACACTAAATCCACTTACAGGTAAAATAGAATACACGAACACAACTGGTTTCCAATCGTTTGGCATAAACTCATCATTATATCTTCCGGGTGGTTTTACGAGCACAATGTCGAATTACCTCGGATTTCAAAATGGTGTTGTTTGGGGGTATGCTCCATTTGTTGCGTCTGCGAATTTCCCGAATCTAAATGGGCTGGCTGAGGTCTATTTAACGTCACAGAAAATGAGCGACTTTTCAAATCTCGTAGCAGGATTTGGTATAGTATATCCTGTAATATTGAATGTCCCCCTTGATAAGCCATTCGGGTCTTACGTAAATTGGCGCAACTATAACGAAGAATTAGCCGACGTGGAATTCCCTTCTATAACATCCGGTGTGAATCTTCAGAGCATCGATTTACAACTAAGAGATAAATGGGGTAATATTTTAGATATGGGTGGGCTTCCATTAAATTTAATCTGCAAAGTTTATCATATCCATCCCAATTAAAAAAAAAATAAATTAATTTGTATGCGTATGGAAGACTAAATTTAAACTTCCGGATTAAACCTTAATATCGTAATAAATAAAGTTGTAATATTTTTCGTATTGCTTATGATTTTTACTTTTTTGGTGTCTTAAAAAATGTTTTTTTATAGAACTTTTACCGCAATCGCATTCAATTAGTTGTTTTGCTTTTTCATTTATTTGAGTTTTATTTGTTTCATAATATTGTTTTGCTTTTTCATTTATTTGAGTTTTATTTGATTCACGGTATGCTTGTTGGGATTCGACCATTGCTTCTTTTTTTTCTTCACGATATTCTTGAGGAGTTCTCGTTGGAATTTGCTTGTTTAAGCTTGCTTTTAAGTTTTCTAAGTGAAATCGTTCACGGACTAATAATTCATGTTTAATTGTATAATTAACTTGTTCAATTGCTAACATATTCCAATTAGTCCATCCACCGTGCGCTCTGATAAAATTATAAACATTATAATTATGGTTTTCACTATTTGAATTATTACAGTCTGATTTATGATGACACTTTCTCTTTGCTAATACAGTACACGAACCAACGTATGTATCTGTAATCAACGGGTCTAAACAAACAATCTTGTAAATGTATCCAATAGTCATTTTTTCTATTTGTTTCCTTATTATACTATAATGTTCTCGTATCTTCAGACCATAATTCAAACTAATTACTGTAAACTCAACTGGAACCTTGAAAATTGAGTAATAGCCGAATTGGTGGTTCCCCCTAAAACAGCCATGGCTCTGCAATTTAAAG